GATTTTTGAATGTTAGCCTCAGTTTCAGCTAATTGTTTTTTCAAAGTTTCTAACTGTTTCTTCATTGCTTTCATGTCGTCAGAATCATCGTCATCGTCCATACCCTTCTCATCTACAGGTTCGTCGGCTGCTTCGTCATCGTCGTCCTTGTACATTCCCTTCTCTTCTTTGTCCTCATCATCGTGAGCACCTTTTTCCATCTCATCATCATCATCGTCTGCCTTTTTCATAGCTTGGATAGTGTTTTGCTGTTCCTCAATTTTTGCATCTATTCCTGCATCACTTTCGGAGTCGTCAGCACTTTGTGGAGTACCGCCTGTTGGGGCTGCCTTTCTTTCGTCACCAGAAGCATCTGAGCCAGCATAGCTGTCTCCTTCTGAAGCTTTAAGAACTGCTTGTACCTCTGCAGCGATAGACTTCACTAGTTCGGCTTTTGCAAGAGCTTCGGCTTTTTCTATTTCCTCTTTGTCAGCTTCTTCTTTAGCCAATCTTCCGTCCATTTTTTGTAGGACTTCGGCTACAGCTGCTAGAGCAAGATTAGTGCCTTCCATCTGCTTCTCAAGCCTTTCGTTTATATCTGCCATAGTTTAAAACCTCCTATGAATTAAATTTGTTCTTCTTATCAAACATAAAAGGTTGGTCTTAGCCATCCGACCTTTTAAATTATGGAAAGAAATATAACGTTATATTTAACGCTATTTTATTATACTGAAGAAATCAAAAAATCCTACTCGATTATAATATGTTTATAGTAACTATTCGGAATCTGGTAGACCTTTTGAATCTAATTGAATCATTTCATTACGAAAATCGTATAGTGGCACCTGTAAAAGTTTTTTCAATTTGTCACATTGATTACCTTCTGGTAATGACGCTTCTACTAAATCTAATACTTTCCCCACCATTTTTGAATGACGAGCTATAATATACTCTTGTGATGCTGTTACATCTCTAATATCCATTTTTCTCCTCCTATTCTTTTATTTCAATTACTTTAGGAATGTCCTGTCGTGCTTGTGCTGGTAATTGTCTATATACTTTGTCCCAAGCTTTCTGTAAAAAATTCCGCCTTATTTTAAATTCCGCCATACGTAATCCAAAGTTGTTTTTAGAACTAGCTGTATACCAATCTTTTTTCCCCTTTACAGGTTTATACCCCACTTTATAGTATTTAGTGTGAGCCTTCACAGGAATTACACCTGACGCAGTTTTACGAGTATGTCTTCTAGTATCAGCTGCATATCCATAAGGTGTTCCCGTGTTAGGATTTATACCACGAGTACGAAAAACAGACTCACCTTCATATTTTTCAGGTAAAAATACTTCATCAAAAGTTTTGTCAAATTCTAATGTAAAACCATCAGCAGAACTTTCAATAATTACAGCGTCTGCTAATCTTTGACGACTGTCACGAGGTAAAAGTTTCTCAGCTTCTTTAATTACTTCTTCTGCTAATTCTTGAAAAAGCTGTTTAGACAGTTCTCGCATCGCACTATCTTGACGAATATTTCGTTGTGGTTTCCTAGGCATAGTTTATTATACTATTTTATGCCTCTAAGTCTCTCCACTTTTCAGGAATCTTGTCTATAAACTTACGTTTACTGTTGTCATAACGATTCAAATAAATAATGTCTTTACCTATATAACCATATCTAGGATGCCAATAAGTAACCAACTGTTTAGGTTTAGTGGCTGCTTGTAGTCTCTGTAGGGCAAACTCATCAGGACCTTTCATAGTTCCACATATATGTAGTTCACCTGTACCTATATCTAACTCGTCAATACGATGGAAGTGTCCTATCATAACACTATCAAACTCTTGTTCTAAGTCCCCATCTAACGCACCTTCTATTTCCCGCTGTAATGTCTTTCTAAACTGAAATACACTTCGTAATTTAGTAATAGAGTTTAGAATAGCTCCACTACTTCCAGCCCCCGATATACAGTCGCCATGAGTTATAAGAACTACTTTATCGTGTATTTTAAAGGTTGTTATAAAACTTCTTGGAATATGAAACTCTATGTTTTCTTGGTTCCTACAAAATGAAGCCATCCATTGATACAGCATATAATCCCAATCCATATACTTATCTTTCATAGGAGGTTTTCTTGTCATTCGCCCATGGTTACCCACCACACATGGAACTCTAATCTTAGTATAATGTGGAGCTAAATACATCAAAGCTTGAGCTATAATGCTGGCTCCCCTAATCATCTGCTCCATACAGTTAGCCATATTAGACCTCGCTAACTCTTCATGTATGTCCCCACTAATCATGTCACCCAACATTGGAATAACTAGTTCTTCAACCGGAGCTATTTGTCTTCTATAAGATGTATGCTTTAGTATTTGATTAGCCCAACCATACATACGTTTATTAAATATCTCAAAGTTATACTCGTTCAAGCCCCGCATTTGCTCTTTGAATACATGTTCTCCTATGTGGGTATCAGATAAAGGAGCAACCATAATTTGTTTTTCGTGACCAAATGGGGTTTTATCAGAGTTGTTTAAATGTTTTAGAGGTACCGAAGGGAATCCTTTGGTGTAATCTTGAATGGTTTCTATAATGACTTCTTGCTTTATAGTATCTTTTAGAAGTCCGTCATACAGTTTCTTATAATACTTAGCTTCACCTTTATAAGCAGCAAGCTTCTTATCTAGCTTTATTCTATTCTCAGTTCCTTCTTCGTTTACTAAGAGTTCTTCTTCCGGTTCCCAATGATTTTTGTCGAACCATTTTTGTATGGTTGTCCTGTGTATTTGAAGCCCGTACTCCGCTTCCAACCATTCCGCTATCTTCGTCCAAGTAGCCCCTAAATTTCTTCTTTTTATTATCTCTGATTTTGCCTGCTCTGGAATCGTACTCAAACTGTATCTCCGTAACTAATATCTTTGCACAAATTATGCACTGTAAATCCTTATCTTGATTAACATACATCGTGCCCTTACATTTAGGGCATAGTACTACACTATCATGTTTTGAACTATTTTGCAAATTAGTCCCCTAATAGTCTCTTGTATAGGTCCTTCCCAATTACTTTCTCAAAAGGTATTTCTTCTGTCTCTTCTTCAAGTTGTTCAACAACCCCACCTTCTTTGTCCCTAGAGCCTCCGCCAACTAACGGACCTCTTTCAGAACCTGAACCATATTGTAGTTGTACATTCAGTCCAGCAGGAGCAGTTTGACCTGCATCACCCTTTTCATCGGGCTTGTTGTCTTTTATATCTTCTTTGTCATCTAAATTACGAATTTTCTGCTCCATTTCTTTTTGTTCTATGGCAGCATTTTTATCTGGTTCACCATCAAACTCTACAGGGTTTTTATCTTCTTGCACTATTTTGGTTTGAGGGTTGATATCTTCTGAACTTGTTTGTTGTCTAAACTTTATATCATCCTTTTGTAATTCTGCAGTAACCCAGTTTACTAATTCTAAAGTAAAATCAGTGCTTTTCTTTACCATCTTTTTTTCGGGAGAAAACTCATTTATAAAGTCAGCTAACCTGTGAATACCGGTTCGCTTTTTTCTTTTTCGTTTTTTCCTGCGGCCACCTCCACCTCCATATGTTGGATTGAAAATGCCAGAACCTGTAGAAGTAAATACAGTACCGCCAAAACCACTGCTGGTTCCGCCGCCATTACCACCACCGTTACCACCGCCATTGCCTCCGCCACCATTTCCGCCACCGCCATTTTCTTTAGCAATAGGCTGGTCTTTTTTAAGCTCTGGGTGGAATCTAAATGAAACTATTTTAGCGTCTTTAGACACAGATTCTCCATCAATTAGTATTTCTATTGGGTATATTTCAGGTTTTTCTAACCAGTAAGCTACTTCGTAACCACCATCTTTTAGTAGTTTTACTAGTAAGCCTCTGTCATAATCCCCTTCTGCCTTCAGAATTTTTTGTTTACCTACTGGTAAATTTAAATCAACTCTGTATACATCTTGAGCTTCTGAATGATTGTGTTCTTCTTTTTGAATATTACTCATTTTCAATATCTATATCAGTCGGTTCTGTTGCGTTTTTAGTTTTACCCTTAGTGCCTCTAGGGGGAATCTTTGTTGGGTCTGGAAAAATAGCTTTCTCAACTGTAGTTATACCATTAGAACCTAAGTTTGCTACGTAATCTATATTGTTTTCAGAAAACCACATCTTTGTCAAAGCTGGATTAACTTCCTTTATTATGGGACTAGTAAATCCTTTTTCAGACAAAGACTCTATCCACGATTTAGAAAGAGTCAATTCGTTTTTCTTAGCCCTAGCTTCAGCATACTCATCAATATCTCTTTCTTCATCTGGCGATTTATCACTCCAATCAGGAGTTATCCCACCAGTTCTACCTTTAAATTTACGTTGTGATGGGGGTTTATAAGCTTTTAGCATAGCTTGGATAGGTTCACCGCCCTCTTCTTCACCTTCTGGGGATTCTTCCCCTTCTGCTAATACTTCTTGCTGTTGAGCTTGTATTTCTTGTTGTTGACGCATCTGCTCTTCTTGCATTTGCATTTGTTGTTGTTGCTGTTCTAACTGCATTGCGGCTTGTTCAGCTTGCATTTTAGCTGTAGGAACTGGGTCTCCACTAACTATAAAGTCTGCATCAAATACATCAACATCTTGTTCTTTTAGTTTTATATCAAAACCTAATTGAGCAAATTGATTTACTATTTGTATTTTTTGTTGAGCGTGTGCAATTCTAGTATTCTCTGCTTTTTCTTCTGGCTGAGGCAACTCAATATGATAATCAGTTACACCAAAAGCTTCTAATAATTGTGGGAATACTTTTTCATGAAATAGTCTTTGGTCACTTTCAACTACACGACTCATAACTACTAGTTGTTGAGTTTGTTGAGATAGTCCGCCAAAAGCGTCTGGAGCACCCTGCCATGCTGGAGTAACACCCCACATAGCTGATACTCGCTCTCTAATTTCATCCTTGACTGGTAAATATTCCATCTCTTGTAAACTGTGAAACAGTCTAACCATGTCTACTCTACCTCTTTGATTTCTAGCAGACACAGCTACCATTGGTATATAGTTAGGGTCCATTCTTGTTTGAGCAGCAATATGTTCTCGCTCTCTACGTAAGGACTCTGGGTCATCTGTAGTTACCATCAACATACTTGCAGGCATCTTTCTTTCAAAGAAATATCTGTAAAGGTTTTTATCCATACCTACTAAGGTCAAAGCTTTTTCAAAAATGGTAAGTATTGGTGACCATCCATATGTTTCAGATGGTGAAAATTTAGATAGATGTATAATTTCCTCATCAAAGAAATATAAGTGAGCACTTCTATGATAATACTTATACATTGCCGGTTTTGGTTTTACATTACAGTCGTCTTCGGCACATACTCCACCTGACTCTTGTATACTCTCTCTGTGTATAGGACAAACAAAATGTGCATTTTTAGGTAAGCCCGCTGAATCTAAATCAAATTCAACTAACGCAGGATTCAACCTTCGGATTTCTTGAAGTCTAGAAGAAACAGTCCCATCACCATTGTCTTTATATTCTTTAGCTAAGTATAGAAACCCATCATCTAAAGTATTAACATCAAAATGAAACTGCCGTAATACTTCTTCCATGCTTTGGTCAAACACATTACAGTCTTTTAGCCACTTAGTTAATCGTTTTCTTTGTTCTGTATCAGGTTTATCAGTACTAGGTTTTATCTGTATACCTCGTCTGAAAACCTCTCCTGTAATATGTGATACCGGTCCTCTAATTTCTTCTACAGAATACGCCACTGTTTGTAAGTCTTGTATTAATTGCTGGCGATAAGCCATTTGGTGTCTAACCCAAGTATTTACAATTTGGTCTAGACCTATAGTTGGGGCGTTCCCTCTATCCCCAGTAGACTTCATTACATCTAATAAACTTATTTGTTTATTTAAGTCTGCCATCTGCTGTTGCATTTGGGGAACTTGAGGTAGATATTCAGATAATTTCATTATTAATCCCTGCTTAATTTAGTCATATCTTGCATTGATACTAACTTTAATATGTTATCCATAGCTTTTTCTTTTAGCTGATAATCTTCTGAATGTTCTACGTCTCGTATAACTTCAGACTTTTGTTCCTTTAACTTTAATATTTCTTCATTTAGTTTTTGAATTTCTTGGTCCCGGTCTAAAATAGTAGCTTCAAGTTCAGCCTCGCCAGTTCCAAAGGTTGCATTTTCCAAAACCCCCAAACTACCAGCTTCCTTTATTAAGGCAATAAATTGCCCCTCAGATAAAGCCACTACTGCAGCACTGTCATCTGGAATATCATCATCAGCACTCAACATCTTTAAGTCTGCGTGCCAAGTATCTAATATTCTCCATGTATGCTTATCATCTTTGATAGCTACATACTGTTGACCGCTCTCATTCATCATATTTCCTAATACCATAGGTCTCTCCTAAAACTTTTCTGTATTTATATTATACTACTTTTTTCTGATTTATCTTCTACCCGTCAATTCTTGACGAAGTTGATTGTTTTCATGAACATATTTCTCTTGTAAATCAGTATACAAAAGAGTTAATTTATCTACTTTTTCTGATAATAAAA